ATTAGTAGCGGCTGAAAAATCTAACTTATTCTACGGAACTGATTTACTTTCAGATGCTACAAGAATAACTTTAATGGATATGGCGCAATTAGACGGCTCAGATAATATGAGATTAGTTGCTAGATATTCAGCAGGTGTTCAAACAGGAGTTGGAGCTGATATTGTAAGACAATCATAATAAACTTAATTAATAGAAGTGAGGGCTTAGGCTCTCACTCCTTTAACCTTTAAAAAATAAAATAACATGGCATGTACAGCTTTAACGAAAGGTAGAGGACTTGACTGTAATAGAATTGCAGGTGGGGTAAAAAAGGTTTTCTTTTCAGTTTACGATAATTTCGCAAGAGCTGATTGGGCTTATGATTCAACACATCCGCTAGAAATTGATACGATTAACTTTCAATCTTCTACAATATTCGGCTACACTATGCCTCTAGGGGTTGCTAGTGTTACTGATACAATTACAGGTAGTAGGGAAAACGGAACTATTTTCTATACACCTACACTTAACGTTATTCTTAACAGATTAACAAAAGAAGACCAGAACGAAATTAAATTATTAGGACAGACTAAAGTAAGAATATTTGTACAATTAAACGCTCAACATCCTGCAACAGGTAATGACGTTGTAATATGTATGGGTATGATAAACGGAATGGAGCTAAACGCAGGTACTATGGATAGTGGTGCGGCATTTGGAGACAGAAACGGATATACACTTACTTTTGATGGTTTAGAGCCTGAGCCATTTGCATTCTTAGAAGATGTAGCAGCAGGTGCGGCTTTATTTTCTAATTCAGGTATTACAGGATTAACAATAGACAACGATTAATTTAATTAAAAGTTTTGTAACATTTTAAGAAAAGGGGCTTTATGCCCTTTTTTCTTTTAAAGGCAAATAAAAAACGACTTTTTCTATTATATAGTATGATTCAAGCAATAACAGAGACTAACGTAACTACTTTTTTGCAAACTGAAGACAATAGAATAGATACTACAGTAGATTCTAGCAAGATAAGACATTTAGTAAAATTTACTAATGACATGGATAAATCTGTACAATATGCTTACTCTACAACTCACTTAATACACAACAGATATACAAGGTTTACCTTTGATTATGATGCAACGCCTGATGTATATACAGGAAAAGTTAACTTTACACCGTCAGGATATTACAAGTATGAAGTCTACGAGGTTAGTTGGACTGGAGCAGTAGCAATAAGTGCAGGTAATGCACCTGTCAATGAAAATGACGTATTACCAGTAGGACCCACACACGGTGTAGTACAGGGAGCAGTAACAAAAGGTAAAATGTATGTAGCTGACAAATCAGGAACAGCTCAAGTACAATATACACAAAGACAAGAACCAACAGGAACAAATTATATTTATTACGGACAATAAAAATTAAAAAATGGCAATAGAAAACGTACAACAATTATTAACAGAGCAGCTAGGTAAAAATGGAGGCACTGAAGTATTCACAACAGCAGCACAAACTAGTAAAGATTATTATTGTGTTTATTTTCCAGTAGAAAGCGTTGTAGCTTCAATAGCAGCAGCAGACGCAACTGGAGTTACTGCACTGCAAACGACACTACCAGCTGGAACTACCCTATTCATGAACGTAACCGCAATTACCCTTACTAGTGGTATTGGTATTGGTTATCACGAAGGAGTAACTACTTAGAATATGTTAACACAAAAACTAGCATTAAGCTTAAATACTATTAAGACTTATGGGGCGTGGAGTCCAGATGATGAGTCTAGTCTAGAGGCGTGGTATCAAAAAGGAGTAGGTATTGGTCTTAGTGGTTCTAATGTAAGAAGTTGGGAGGATAGTAGTAGCAACTCAGTAGACATGGTACAAGGAGACTCAGCTGAGATGCCTATATGGACAGGTACACAATTAGAGTTTGACGGTACAGGAAGAAACTTACAAACAGCAGGAACAGATATTACTTTAAGCGGTGCTTTTACAGTTGGTGTTAGATTAAATGTAGGGACCTCTTTAGGTACTTTATTAGCTGATAATACAACAGCAGGAGAGTGGTTAAGATTTATTAATACAACTACTCTAAGGTTAAAAATAGACAATACAACTGCTGTAGACTTTTCTTTAGATAGTGGTACATGGGGCGACGGTTATTTGTTGATGTCTAGGGACTCAGGAGGCACAATTACTATGTACTGGAATGGTACAGCACAAGCGGACACTGAAGAGTTAGCAGGAACGTCTAATATTGATGCTATAGGGGTGCGTAAAACAGATTTAAACCCCTTTGATGGTTTAATTACTGAAATACAAATATTTAGCACTACAAACGCTACTTTAATTTCTAATGTAAACTCTAGGCTTTCTAGCTTATAAAAATTTAAATATGAAAGATAACATAATATCAATTAATTTAGAAACATCAACAGCACCAGTAGTGCAAGAGGTGCGTGGACGTGACTATATAGAGTACGGTACTGAAGACTGGAGAAACTTGTATCCACAATTTTTAATTGACTTGTATTACAACTCTAGTACACACGCTGCTATTATCAACGGGACCTCAGAAATGATAGCAGGAGAAAATCTAATTGCTACTGATGATGAAACTAATTTAGACGCTTATGTTAAATTAAAGAAATTTATGCGTAATGCAAACTCTAAAGAGTCATTACATCAAGTAATTAAAAAAGTCGCATTTGATTTTAAACTACAAGGTGGCTACGCTTTACATATTGTATGGAATAGAGACAGAACAGAAATAGCTGAAATATACCACGTACCAGTAGAACGAGTAAGAGCAGGAAGACCTAACGAATTAGGTAAAGTAGACACTTATTTTATAAGTGCTGACTGGGCAAATACAAGAACTAACAAACCATATCCAATAGCAGCCTTTAATGTTAACGTTAGAACGTCTGGCAGTCAATTACTTTACACAGGTTCTTATAGTCCAAATATGGATATATACCACACCCCTGACTATTTAGCTGCTTGTAACTGGGCGCTAGTAGATCAAAGAGTTGCAGAGTTTCACCTTAATAATATAGAGAATGGTTTTAGTGGTTCTTACTTTATAAGCTTTGCAAATGGTGTACCAACAGCTGAAGAACGTAGACAAATAGAGCAAAGTCTAACAGATAAGTTTACAGGGGCTAAAAACTCTGGTAAGTTTGTATTAACATTTTCAGATGATAGAACTAGAACACCTGAGATAACGCCTATTAGTGTATCTGATGCTGACAAGCAATATTTAGCTTTACAAGAGTTATTAGTTCAAAACATTCTTACAGGTCATAGAGTTACGTCTAAGACACTTATGGGTATTGATAGTACTAATGGATTCTCAAGCAATACAGACGAACTTATAAACGCTAGTAACTTTTATCTTAATACAGTTGTACGTCCATTCCAACTTAACATCCTTGACACTTTACAAACTATATTCTCAGTAAATAATATGGATTTAGAAGTTGAGTTTGTACAATTAAAACCTATTACAGTACAATTTGACTCTAAGACAATTAGAGAGGTTATGACTCAAGACGAAATCAGAGAGGATATTGGATTAGCACCGCTAGATGAAAATGATACAACAGTAGAGCAAGATGTCAAATTAGCAAAAGTCGGTATGATAGATGGTCAGCCTGTATTTAGTACAATAGAAGAGGCTGAGGCTCAAGCTAAGAAGCAAGGATGCAAAGGTTATCATGAACACGAACTAGAGGGTAAAACAGTTTACATGGCATGTGAGGGTCATAGTGAAGCAACAGAAATGCAAGTAGAAAAAACTGAACTTGAAAAGTTTATAGAAGAGTATGGTGAAGAAATGCCTGAAGACTGGGAACTTATAGAAGAAGAAGTAGTAGATGGTGAACACCAAGATTTTAATTTTGAAGTTGAGCTTAATAATATAGCTAATAGCAAAACAGAACTAGCATCTACTGGTACTGCAAGACCTAATGCAAGAAGTAGTCAAGACGGAACCAATAGAAGTGATAATGATTTTTACAAAGTTAGATATGTTTATGCTAAAGATAATTTTTTAAGTCAAGAAGGTAGTACTAGAGAATTTTGTAGGCTAATGACCTCAGCATCAAAGATTTACAGAAAAGAAGATATTTTGCAAATGAGCAACCGAGCAGTTAACCCAGGATGGGGCCCTAGAGGTGCTAATACATATTCTATTTGGCTTTACAAAGGCGGTGGTAATTGTCACCATTTTTGGCTACGTAGAATATACAAAACATCATTAAGAGGGGCTAAAAGTAAAATAAACCCTAGTCAAGCAATATCTTATACTAAGGCATTATCAGAAGGTTTTACAGCAGAAAAAAATGACAACTTAGTAGCTAGACCACCAAAAAGAATGAGAAACCAAGGATTTTTAGAACCAAGATAATTATGGCATACGTTTTATTTATATCAGAAAGCAAATTAAAGGACTCTACTGCAATTAATTTAAATGTAGATGTAAACTTATTACTTCCATTTGTACGTGAAGCACAAAAGCTTTATGTAGAAACTGCATTAGGTACACACCTTACGCAAAAATTAAAAGACTTAATTACAGCAGGTACTATTGGCAATGTAGGTAACGAAAACTACAAAACTCTAGTAGACGAATATGTAGGCGACATGTTGCCTGGGTACAGTCTTTATCATGCAATACCATATCTTAGACATAAAGTAGAAAACGGAAACTTGTATAATAAAACATCTGAAACAGGAACCGCACTAAGTACTGAAGAGGCACAGGCATTTAGAGAGGAAGTACTTAATACAGCAAGTTATTATAGAGAAAGGATGATAGACTACATTAGAAATAATATCTCATTTTTTCCTGAATATAGCGAGAATAGCGGCGCTGATGTAACACCGTCAGTAGAAAACTATTATTCTAACATGAATTTAGAAAGACCAGTACAAGGTAATAAATTAACTTTAAGAGACTTTTTAACTCCAGGTGACTACTAATATATGAAGAAACATTATAAACCTAAAACAATAAATATTACTAAGCTAAAATCCTACTTAGATAAAAAACCTAAAACACCAAAAGATCGTGACTGGGAAAC